GCTATCAATTAAAGTGGGTGAAATCAATTAGAAACTTAGGTGACAAGTGGCTATTCGCTAAACCTATAACACGTAAGGAAAACACACAATGACAACCGACACAATAACCTTTCACTTTATAGGTGAATTAGAGGACTCAGGTGCTATTGTAGACGTTCAATGTCAGATAGATGAAGATGGTGATTGTAGAAGCTTAGACTTTGTTATGTACAAGGGAATTGATGTCTTAGATGTAATCTCACATTTCCAGTGGTCTGACCTTGAATGGCAGGGATCTAAAAAGTATAAGCTGGAGAATCATGAACAACTGACCATTGCTCACGATCAAGAGTGTGCTTTGGAGGCCGTCTATGGCCTCTCTAAGCCTTCATTAACTATTAGGTAAGGGGTATATACCATGTACTACACAAAAGGCTCCGTTGTAGGTTACTCAGGTGAGGGTAAATTCCTACATAAAGTGATAACCATTAAGTTTGAATGCTTGATGGCTGACCATGACTTAGAAAAGTTACTGGAACCCATCAGAGAGCAGTTCAATGAATTAGGTGATAAGTTAGACTTTAAGATGACTCTACAAAGTGAGGATATTTAACCATGCTCTCAGATATAGACTTAAAAGACTGGATTGAACAACCCTCAATTCCACTCTACGATGTACCACGTGAGACACCAGTTAAGACACCCAATGGGATGCTATTGTGGTTTAGTCACATTGACGGGATGTATAGCCTGAGCTATGATGCCAATGGAAGCCCATTGCACATGCAGGCATGGGTGAAGGTTAATCCATTTAAAAGGAAAGCAAATGATAATGAATGAATACTGCTATCAAGTAAGCCCGACAAGGACTGAATGGGTCTATGCTTCCAATGAAGACGAGGCTGAAAGCATGGTCTATGAGCAGCTAGGCTATGACCCTGAGGAAATGGACTTGATTGAAGTGAGGGAGGACGTATGAAATGTCTCTGTTGTGATAGGATTCTAACGGATTACGAATCAACACGTAAACACGCAGTGACTGGAAGCTTCATTGATCTATGTCAGCAGTGCTTTAAAGCTGTACAGGCTGACTCTCACCTGCCTACAAAGGATAGGAAGGACTTAATATCCTCAGACGATATTGATGACAGTGCTGAGGATGAAAGTGATGACTGTCACGTTAGCGACACCAACAGTGAAGGAGACCATTGACAATCTGTACTAAGTGTGCTACCCTTACTTTAAAGATACTACAAAGTATCTAGGATGATTCATAGAAGTTAAATACACTATATAAGTATTATTTAAGTAATATACTTATAAAGACTTTAAAGTGTGAAAGTTGGACTATAAACCCATTGAAAGGATAATTTTATGTCTATCGAACTGTTTGATGAGAATGATGATATTGACATGGACTTGGTACAGTATGAATGCTGGTATTGGTCTGTCATTGATAGCATGGCTGAATTAGTCATGAACAATGGTCGTGATAAGGTAATGTCTCATGTATCTGAGGCTGTCTTGAATAAGGTTCACAGTGGTTACGTTGTAGCCAAAGAGAACGATGAACACCCTCTGCTATGGTAATGGCTTTGTTTGTCTTAATTGTAGCTTTAATTAAACTTGTATTGAGTAAATGAACATGACTATTGACGATAACAAACCTTGGCCTTTCCCATCACACTTTGGTGATGCCCATGAGGATGATGACAAGTTAAAGGCTGATTGTCTAGCCCTATTACAGGATTTCACTGCCTTCCAGCTTAGGGGTGAAATCTACTATGGCTACCTCGATGTGAGAGCATTGAAGGTCATTGAAGAACTACGTAAGGACATAGCTACAAATGAAACTCAACCTAGTACGTAAGCCTAACCCACCTTCAAAGTTCATTAGGCACATAGCCTGTGAACACTGTGGTAGCTCCGATGCTTGTTCTCTGTACGATGACAACCATACACACTGTTTTGCCTGTGGTAAGACAGAACATGAAACTGATGCTTGTGAGTTATCAGTTATGCAAGATGCAGTAGCACCGAGAAAGCAAACAATGCTAGAGATTAAAGGTCAGATTAAATCAATACCTGATAGAGGTATTACCCTTCAAACCTGTGAGAAATATGGAGTAACACAAGATAATGGACAGCACTTTTATCCTTACACTGACGATACCGGAGGAGTTGTTGCCGCAAAACTTAGAAGAGTGGCAGACAAAACTTTCAGTATTCTTGGAACATTCACGAATGCTAGGCTTTTCGGTCAACAGCTCTTTCACGCTGGCGGCAAGGCCGTCACCATCACTGAGGGAGAACTTGATGCTCTAGCAGCTTTTCAGATGAATGGTAGCCTCTACCCTGTGGTGTCAGTCAGAAACGGTGCACAGGCCGCTTTAAAGGACTGCAAGGCACAGTATGAGTGGCTTAACTCCTTCGATAGCATTGTCATCTGCTTTGATGCTGATGAGCCGGGTAAGAAGGCTTCTAAGGAAGTAGCTGAACTGTTCGGTAACAAGGCTAAGATTGTGAAGCACCTGAGTGGCTACAAAGATGCCTGTGACTATCTGATTGCTGGTGCTACCAAAGAGTTTGTGAATGAGTGGTGGAGAGCTGAGGTGTACATCCCAGATGGCATCATCAATGCTGCATCACTGTGGGAGGAAGTCATTAAACCTGAGGCTAAGGCTGAGGCTATGTATCCTTGGAAGGGCTTAAATAAGCTCCTCTATGGTATGCGTCCATCGGAGTTAATCACAGTCACAGCAGGTTCAGGCTTAGGTAAGAGTCAATTCCTGCGAGAGATATTGTTCAATATACTGAACACTACTAAGTGGAATGTTGGAGGATTATTCCTTGAAGAGTCCACTCGTAAGACAGCTAGAAGTATCATGAGCTTATACGCTAACAAGCTATTGCACTTACCTGACACACCTACCACTGAGAAGGAACTTAAAGATGCTTTCGATGCAACACTTGGCACTAATCGTGTTTATCTCTTTGACCATTTCGGTAGCAGTGACGTTGACAACATTGCCAACAGAATCCGATACATGGCTAAAGCTTGCGATTGCAGGGTTATCTTTCTTGACCATATCAGTATTGTTATATCTGGTCAAGACAATGGAGATGAGCGTAAGGCTATTGATAACATGATGACGAAGCTTCGTACACTGGTGCAGGAGCTGGAGATTACCTTGATCTGTGTCAGCCACCTTCGTAGACTGCAAGGGAACCAAGGCCACGAAGATGGTGGCAGTGTGTCATTGTCTCAGCTCAGAGGCTCAGGTGCTATTGCTCAACTGAGTGATGCTGTGATTACATTGGAGCGTAACAGCATGGCAACAGATGACAATGAGAGACATCAGACTAAAGTAGCTGTGGCTAAGAATCGTTACAATGGTTATACAGGCCCAGCTTGTGTGCTGAAGTACGACATGGATACTGGACGCATGGTGGAGATGCAGGAGGAGACATTATGAGTGCATGGTTAATCGCTGCTGTAGGTGTTGTCTATGCTGTAGTGGCTATAGACTTGATCGTCAAAGGGAATACTGGTCTGGGTATAGCCTTTGTAGGTTACGCACTGGGTAACGTGGGTCTGTACATGGAGGCTGCAAAATGACACAAGATGAAATTATTAGCAAAGCAAAACAAGATGATGAAATTGAGTTAATAGACTTTATAAAGTTGGCTATCTTGCAAGAGCGTAAGATATGTGCTGAGATTGCTGAGTGGTGTATTGAAAATCATCTTGAACACCACATACCTGAGCGTATTAGAGCAAGGGGGATGAAGCAATGACTAAAGAAGCATTGAAGTTGGCATTGGAGGCGTTGGAAGCTGACCCTGCTGAAATGGTCGAAGATGAAAATGGGCACATGGTTTTTCGAAGAATCCAAGCCATCATCACCCTGCGAGAAGCCTTAGCCAACGAAGCCCTCGACAAGATGGCAGAGAACGCCAGAGAGTTAGGGCTGGACTATGAGCCAGAGCAACCAAAGGTAAGAACAGGAAATTGTTTGCGGGTAGGCGTGTGCGCTTCAGAAGGACACAAGATTCAACCACAGCGCACATGGGTTGATGCCACTACGTGGCGGGGGCTGACAGATGAGGAGATTGAATATGCGTTTAAAACAAATTCAGTCATGGTTGACAACGGCAATGCCTATATGGTCGCAGGATTACGAGCAGTCAATATTGCCCAAGCCATTGAAGCCAAACTCAAGGAGAAGAACACATGACTAAAGGAACCATTAAAGACGTATGGGCTGTGCATGAGAAACGTAAGGAACGTATCAGGCTCAAGCAGCGTGAGTGGGTTCAACGTAATCGTGACAAGGTTAATGCTTACAAAGCAGCCACAAAAGAACGTAAGAGAGCTGTCATGTCGATGAATGTCAATAATGTAGTCAGGTCACGTTATAGGACTGACTTCAGAAATACAGTGTATCATTGCCCTGAACTAACTTATCGAGGTAAGGTAACATGATTGACGTAGACACAATAGCTGGTAGAATGTTGGACTTGGAGACTAAGTACTATGAAATGCAGGACAAGTATCAGTTACTCATTCACCACTATGAAGACCTAAAGGCAGAGTATGAAGCGTATCGTATTGGACATCGAGACAACCTTAGATCACAACACGATTTGGATGGTGGTAACTAAGGACATTGACACTGGAGAAGTGAACGTATGGAAAGCAGCAGACAGCCTCGTGGAGTATTTAAAGGACGTTACATTGATAGTAGCCCACAACGGAATAGGCTTCGATTTCTCGATACTCAACAGGCTTTGGAATACGAAGATTCGCTTGAACCAAGTGTTCGATACACTGATAGCCTCAAGACTGCTAGATCCCTCAGTAGAGAACGGTCACAGCTTAGACGCATGGGGAACGAGACTCGGGAAGAATAAGATTGACTACGCAAAGGTATGGACATGGTTAATGGACAAAAGAGAGGAATACAAAGGTGAGTGCTTCAACGTTCCTCACATGGCTCTTCTGGAGTATTATTGCATTAGGGACGTTGAGGTCACTTATGATCTTTATAAGCATCTTACTAATGAACTCACTACGAAAGACTTTTCACAAGAAAGCCTTACTCTTGAGCATAAGGTAGCAGCTATCATTGAGGAGCAGACACGTAATGGATTCAAACTCGATCAGGTCTATACCACTTGCTTACTTGCTGATATCAAAGGAAAGATGGCTGGAATCTATGAGCAGATGCAAGAGAGATGGCCTCCAACAGTCACACCAAGGTTCCACAAGACAAGTGGAAAGCCCATCAAAGACTGCATTGATACTTTCAATCCCGGAAGTAGAAAGCAAATTGGAGAGAAGCTGATGGAACTTGGATGGAAGCCTAAGGTGTTTACTGAGAAGGGTCAAGCTATTGTCGATGAGTCTGTGCTTGCTAAGGTTCCTCTACCGGAAGCTCAGTTGATTGCCACGTACCTGATGCTACAGAAACGTGTAGCTCAGATTGAAAGCTGGTTAGAGTCTGTAGGCAAGGACGGTAGAGTGCATGGTAAGGTTATAACGAATGGCGCAGTTACTGGAAGGATGACACACAGTACTCCTAATATGGCACAGATTCCTAATGCTGGGAGTATTTATGGGCCTGAGTGCAGAAAGTGTTGGACTGTGGAAGCTGGTAACGTATTGGTTGGTTGTGACGCTAGTGGCCTTGAGCTTCGTATGCTTGCACATTATATGAAAGATGATGAATATGTTAAAACGGTCACTGAAGGATCATCAAAGGATGGAACTGACGTTCACACGCAGAACCAAAAAGCTGCGGGTCTCCAGACAAGGGATCAAGCGAAGACATTTATATACGCATTTCTATACGGTGCAGGGCCAGCTAAGATTGGTTCCATTGTCGGTGGTAATGCTAAAGCGGGACAGAAACTTATCGATGCCTTTCTTAAGAACACACCCGCCTTACAACGTCTTAGAAATACGGTTAGCAGATATGCGGGTAAGGGCTTTGTACCGGGGCTTGATGGTCGTAAGATATGGGTGCGCTCCGAACACGCAGCTCTCAATTCGCTCCTTCAAGGGGCTGGGGCGATTGTGATGAAAAAGGCTTTAGTATTATTTCACGATAAGACTAAGGCTAACAAGTGGCCTGTAAAGCTAGTAGCTAATGTCCATGATGAATTTCAACTTGAAGTTCCTAAGATATATGCTACAATAGTTGGTGAGGCTGCAAAGCAAAGTATCGTTGAAGCTGGACTTCATTTCAAGCTTCGTTGTCCACTAGACGGGGAGTTTAAAATTGGTAACAACTGGCGTGAAACACACTAATAAACAGATTATCTTTGACATTGTAGATGATAACTTCAAAGTCAAGATTGTAGGAGATCTGGATCTGGAACAGGTATACATAGTGCTAGGATCGGCTATGATGTACTTGGAAGATCTAGCTGAGGGTAATGTAGCTCACCCTTTCAAAGAGCTGCACTAAAGAAAGAGGATATGTAAATGGTATTTGATGTTGAACCTAATGAAGCTGCCTTCATTGTTCGAGTGATTGGACAACTACCTACTGAGTCAGGTGCATTCCCATTGCATCAGAAGCTGGTAGCTCAATTTCAAGAGCAAGAGAAGCAACAAGTAGCAACTGAACCCGTAGTAACTGATGTTACTGCTAAATAATTTAACCTAAAGGAAAATGAAATGAGTATTGATACACTGAAACCCGTTAAAGTCGCTGGTGAAATCTTCTGGAGTAACTGGATGAACACCTTTAACACCAAGTTCAATGAAGACAACAAGAAGTACGAATGTACTATTGGTAACTTGAGTGATGCAGCCTGTGAGAAGCTTAAAGAGCTGGGCATCAACATCAAGAACAAAGAGAGCATGGGTAACTTTATTGTTGCTAAGTCTACCTACCTGTTCACACCAGTGGATGAAGAAGGTAATCCTGTAGACATTGCTAAGATGGGTAATGGTACTAAGTGCCATGCAGTTATCTCTTCATACCGTCACAAGATGTCAGCTAAGTTTGGTGCAGCTCCATCAATTAAGAAGTTGATTGTTACTGAACTGAAAGTGTACTCTCCTGAAGGTTCAGCGGAAGAAGAAGAGACTGCGGACGATGTCCTCTGATAAGCCTACTGAGGCTATTGTAGATGCTGACTTTTTAGTTTATAAAGTTGGCTTCTCCAATGAGGAGGAAGAGGAACGGTGGGCACTAAATCGACTCACAGAGTGGTTTACCGACATCATCTATATGCGCTTAAAGTGTGATGACTACAGAGCATGGATTACAGGTAAGACTAACTTTAGATTCGAGGTAGCTACCACTGTTCCTTACAAGGGTAATCGCAAGGATGCTCCCAAGCCTAGACACTATGATGCTCTTCGCAAACATCTGATGAAGCTCGGTGCTAAGATGTCTGAGAACGAGGAAGCTGATGACTCTGTAGGCATAGCGTCCACTGAAGGTAACTACTGGATCGTCCACGTTGACAAGGATCTAGATCAGTTACCGGGGTGGCACTATAATCCTGTAAAGGATGAGGAGTATTATGTTACTGAGTTTGAAGGCTTGTACAGTTTCTACAAACAGATACTGACAGGTGACAGAGTTGATAACATTGAAGGTATACGAGGTATTGGCCCTGTAAAGGCTGATAAGATTCTTAAAGACTGTACAACCGAAGAGGAATTATATGCAGCTTGTATCAAAGCTTATGACGGCAATACTGACAGGGTACTGGAAAACGGATTGCTCCTATGGCTAAGAAGGAAACCAAACCAGATGTGGCAACCTCCTTCAGTCTCGCAGGCTCAGTCTGGTACGTTAACTACGTAATGCACATGGATGACATGGGTAAGTGTGACCCTGAGAAGCAAACCATTACTATCCGTATGGACATGAATAAGCAGACCACTGAGCAGACCTTCTACCATGAGTTAGTTCATGCCATTATGTTCACAATGGGTAAACTAAACCATGATGAAGAGTTTGTGGATACCTTTGGAGCTTTCCTCCATCAGTATCACAGGACTAAGGTGAACCATGAAGCCTAAGCGTAAAAAGCCACTGACAGTTAGACAAGTAGCTTTGAAGCATGGTTTCAGGTCAGGCTTAGAGGACAAGATAGCTGAAAGATTGAAAGCCTTAGAAGTTCCTTTTGAGTATGAGAAGCTAGTGATTGCATATACGCAGCCTGAGAAGAAACGTACATACACTCCTGACTTCTTACTACTTAGTAATGGTATTATCATTGAGAGCAAGGGTAGGTTCATGACTGCTGACAGACAGAAACACTTGATGGTTAAGGAACAACACCCTGAACTTGATATTAGATTTGTCTTCAGTAACTCTAAAGCTAAGCTCTCAAAGGTAAGCCAAACTACATACGGAGATTGGTGCACTAAGCATGGATTTCAGTATGCCGATAAAGATATTCCAATGTCATGGTTAAATGAAAAGAGAGGTTCTAAATATGATAAACAATCTTATTGAAGCAATGATGAAGTCTCCTGAGATTAAGAATGCTTGGGAAGATTTTACAGATGCCATCACAGTTGAGACTATGAAGAGTACTTACTTGAATACTCTCAATGGTGGGTGGAGTAGTCATCCTGAGGACATTGCCAGTTGTAAGGAAGTCAATGAAGCTCTAGCAATATGTCTCAGATACTTCATGTTTGTTAACGATGCTGAAGAGTTCTTGAAGGAGGCTAACAATGAATGTAAACCTGATTAAAGAGCATGAGAATGGTGATGCTACATATCAGTTTGACTTAACAGCTGAGGAAGCTCAATCACTACTTACCTTTGGTATCCTAGAGGCCATCAAAGCTGGTATCCGTGAAGGTGATAGACTAACAGTTGAAGGAGATGACATTGAGAATATTAGTCGTGCCGGACTGTCAGATTAAAGAAGGTGTACCTTTAGAGCACCTGACATGGGCTGGTAAAGCTATTGTCGATTACAAACCTGATGTAGTGGTCAACATAGGTGACTTTGCAGATATGCCCAGCCTTAGTAGCCAC